CTACTAAAGCTAACGCAGCCCAAGCAGCAGCAGCAACAGACGCTACTACTAAAGCAGATGCCGCTCAAGCAGCAGCAATCGCTGCAGCAGCAACAGCAGCAGGCTCAGCGCTTACTTCAGCCATCGCAACAGAAGTTACAAATCGAAACACTGCAATTTCAGGAGCAGTAAGCACATTAGTAGATGGTGCACCAGATCTTCTTAATACATTAAATGAAATAGCGGCAGCAATTAACGATGATCAAAACTATACAACAACTATTACCACAGCTCTGGGAACAAAGGCACCACTAGCCTCCCCAGCGTTTACTGGAACAGTTACTGGTATTGATAAAACAATGGTTGGCCTTGCTAACGTTGATAATACAACAGATGCCCTTAAACCAATATCAACAGCTACACAGACTGCTCTTAATCTTAAAGCGCCACTAGCGTCACCAACGTTTACAGGAACAGTGGTTCTTCCAGATAATACAATTACTAACGCAATGCTGGCTGGATCAATTGCAAATGCTAAACTTGCAAACTCTTCCATTACAATTAATGGAAACGCAGTATCTTTAGGTGGAACTGTTACTTTAGCTACTGGACAAGCGGCAACTGAAAGCACACTTGGAACAGTATATGGAAAAGTAACACTAGCTGGAGTTGATAATACATCTCTAGGAAGTCTAACCTTTCAAAATACAGAGACTGGTATTTTAAACACCGCTATTGGTAATGAATCCTTAAGAACTCTATCTAGTGGAGAAAGAAATACAGTAGTAGGTTATCAGGCGGGTACACTTATAGAGACTGGATCAGATAACACCCTACTAGGAACAGGTGCAGGAAATACTTTGCTTAGCGGAGTCAATAATATTATTATTGGTTCTAACGCCCAAGCAGCTACAAACAGCACAAGCAATGAAATCATTATCGGAAATGGTTCAATTACAACATTTAAGATTCCAGGAATTGGCCTTGTAGCATCAGCAACAGACTATATTATTACTGCAACAGCTGCACAAAATTTAACCAACAAAACAATAACATCACCAACAATTATTAGTCCGATATTTCAAGGTCCAATATCGGTCTTTTCTCCAACAGATGATAGCCACGCAATAAACAGAGGCTATTTAGTTGCAGAGTTAGCAGATGCCGTCGGAAGCGATATAATTCCTTTAGACAGCCTATCTCAATTATTTGACGGATATACTTCAAGATTCCGTTTAAAGTTTAATGGAGCAACCTTTGATCCAACAAATCCATATAAGCTTTTGATAACAATTAATGGTATAATTCAAATATTGGGAAACCAAGATCAACACTGGCTCAGCGCACTACCTTCTGAGGGATACTTTGTAGATAATGATGGATATATACAGTTCGGGGAACCAATCCCAGCTGGGTCATCATTTGAAGCAAGATATATATCAGGACCAAATACGCAAACAGTTAAAAAATCTAGATATCCGTTCAGAGCAACAGATATATTATTAGGAGATTAAGAAAATGGCAAGAAAAATATTATTGGAAACATCTTACACGTTTACCCCATCAACAAGAACTATTTCGATCCCAAAGACAATTTTGAAAGAAAGATTGCTTTTGATCACAAACGTAACAACAAATCAGGTTATCTATAACTTCTCAGATCCAAGCTTGGGCACAACATCATACTCAGCTAGCACAGACGCATTCATGGTAGAAAATACCACAATGGTTCTGGCATACAACACTGCATCAATGACATCAACTGATAAGCTTATGTTTACAATTGATACATTTGATGAAAGTTTTACTCCAGCAGAGTCACAGCTAGACCCAGCCAACAAATTTAGAGTTTCTCAACCTAGAGCTCTTATTGATACTGACTTTGAATACGGTACACAGACTTCTAAATGGGAAAACTTGGGATTAGTAAATAACAGACCATTTTCTTATGCACGACCAACACCTATTGCTAATATTTCTTCTATCGGTCTCCCAACAGGCTCAAGAACAGTTACAGTAACACTTTCATCTGGAACAGCCCCAGCAAATGGAACTCCAATTTCAATTCAGGATACATTCCTAGCAATTGCAGATGGTAACTTTATTATTGAAAATGGTGGAGGAGGTTCAAGCTTTACATATACAGCATCTGCTATAAATAGAACAAGCATTACAGAAATTCTTGACCCAAATAAGACTCTTGTTGTTCAAGGAGTTCTTTACACTGGTGCTCAAATTGGCGGAAACGCATCATTGACTTATTCAGGAAGAAAGATTACAGTAGTAACATCAATTCCTCACGGACTTGCTCTAGGAAATGAAATTGTTGTTCTAGGTGCTACAGCAACAACTAATCCACCAAACGGTAACCAGGAAGTTGCCCAGGTACTCAATCCAACAACATTTGCATACTATCACGACGCAATACCAACAGGAACAATAGCTGGTGGAATTGCAGTATATGTAAGACCACAGTCTACATTTGCACACAGACCACATGATGGTGGTGTTTTGTTTAGCGCAAACTCATCATCTAACTATGGTCAATGCATTAGACAAACTCGTCGTTATTTTAGATACCAGTCAGGTAAAGGAATCCAGATGTCATCTGGAACCGTCCTAAAGCCATATGCTGGAATTGAAAATATTACATCAAACGGAACAGTAGCCGTAACAGTTCAAACAAAAGAAAAGCATAATTTGCAGCCAGGAACTGTAATTAAAATTGGCGGATGTAATGAATCAGCGTACAATGGAACATTTACAATTAACAATGTTCTTAGCGCTACATCATTTCAATATCAAGCACTAACAGTTCCTTCAGCAAACGTAGCAACTGGAGCATTCTTTGCATCAGTTGAAGCATGGTACGGATGCCAAAATAGACTAGGTGTCTTTGATGACCAAAATGGTTTGTTCTGGGAATACGATGGAACTACACTATACGCAGTTCGCAGAAGCTCAACATTCCAGCTTTCTGGTAAAGTAACAGTATCTGCAAATTCTGCAACAGTTTTGCAGTCTAGCGTAGAGTTTCCAACATACTTCTCTAAGCAGGTTATTCCAGGAGATAGAATTGTAATTCGTGGACAATCATATAAGATTGTTGCAATTGCATCAGATACATCTATGACAATCAGCCCAGCATACCGTGGAGCAAGTGCTTCAATGTGTATTGTTTCAAGAACAGACGATACAAAAATTCCTCAAAGCGCTTTCAATCTAGATAAGATTGACGGAACAGGACCTTCTCAGTACAACATAGACCTAGGCAAAATGCAGATGTTTTATGTTGACTATACATGGTATGGTGCAGGATTTGTAAGATGGGGTGTTAGAGGCCCAAAGGGTAACGTTGTTTATGTACACAAGATGCCAAATAACAACGTTAATACAGAGGCCTACATGCGCTCAGGTAACTTGCCAGGTAGATATGAAAGCACAACAAATCCACCTTACACAAAGGCAACTACAGAAATTTTAACAACAGATTCTGCTCTAACAGTTGCATCAACAGCTGGCTTCCCGCCTTCAGGAACTCTTGTAATAAGAGACGGAAGCACTTACGAGTATGTAAACTATACAGGAAAATCAGCTACAACATTTACAGGTCTTACAAGAGCACAAGCAGGTGTTCCAGGAGGACTTACCGTTACAATTGTAGTCGGATCAAGCACTGGAACAGTAGCAAGCAACGCTGGAATTCAAGTTGGCCAAAGAGTAATCTCCGACGCATTCCCAGAAGGAACATTCGTTTCTTCAATTGTTGGCAACGCTATTCAATTTAGCAAAGCAGCACTATCAGCTAACCCTACTGGAGTTATTATTGTTCCAATGGGTGCAACATCAGCTCAAGCATTTACATTCGCATCAACTTCACCAACAATGGTAGAGTTGGCATTCCCATCATTCTCAGCATCCATATCACACTGGGGAACCTCAGTAATTATGGACGGTAACTTTGATGAAGATAAGTCACTTGTCTTTACATATGGACAAAGAACTACAAGCGCAATTGCCGCAGGTGCTTCCAGAGCCCTTATGGCAATTCGTGTAGCTCCTTCAGCAGATAATGGTATTGCAGCAGCATTCGGACAAAGAGAACTAGTAAACCGTATGCAGCTTACATTAAAGGCTCTAGACGTTACAACATCTACATCAGGTGCAAACCTTCTTGTAACAGCTGTTCTAAACGGAGTTCCTTCAACAACAAATGCATGGACTAACGCAGTAGGAAACGTATCAGGAGTAGCTAACTCATCACTATCACAGATTGTTGATTATTCAACTACATCAACTACACTTAGTGGTGGAGAAATTACAGCAGGTTTCTTCGTAGGAACTGGATCAAACTCAATTGATCTATCTCCAGTTAGAGATCTAGGAAACTCTATTATCGGTGGAGGATCTGCAAACTCAAATGCAAACATTTTTCCAGACGGTCCAGATACACTTACGATTGTTGTTACCAACATTGGTTCAGCAGCAGCAAACGTGTACTCAAGACTATCCTGGACAGAGGCTCAGGCATAGGAATACAAAACAATGTCTATTACTAAAGGAAAATTTCCTTACGAAACAGATTTGCAGGTTAAGTCATTATCAGTTTCTGATAACTGCGGTCTTTCTGGAATAACAACATTTTCTGGAGTAGTAAAGTTAAGTGGAACACTTGACAGCACATTAGGTAACATTCAGTTTATAGATGGGGTACAGTCAAAACAAGGTATCCCATCTATAACACCTATATCTACTAAATTCTTTAATTACACACTAAGTAATTTAAATGAAAGAGATACTATTATTGATATGAGAATGACTGTTGCAAATACAGTAACAATTCCAGCGGACACCATTCTCAATTTTCCTGTAGGAACCACTATCGATATTTTGCAAACAGGAGCAGGACAAACTACAATTCAGGCAGGCGCAGGAGTTGTATTAAACTTTACTCCAGGACAAAAATTAAGATTCCAATGGTCAATTGCAACAATATTAAAACGAGATGCCAACACTTGGCTTTTATTTGGAGATTTAACAGCGTAAGAAGGGTATTTAAAAAATGGGAAAAAAGACGGGTAGAAAAGCGCAACTCTCTGGAGATTTTGAATATCCAGTACCACCAATTAATGTAGTTGCTACAGATGTAGGAACAGATAGACCATATAACAATGGTGCTATAAGTATTACTTTTGAATACCCATCAGGTCAATTACCTATTATAAACTATACCGCAAAGTTTACTCCAAATACAGGATCAGTTACTTATACAGATTTTTCAGCAACATCTCCAATTGTTATTAGCGGAATACCTTCAGGACTAACTGGCTTTGTAACAGTAAATGCAACAAATGTAAATGGAACTTCTCAAGAGTCCACTGCAACCGCCCCACTTTTAGTTACAACAGTTCCACAGTCACCAAGAACAGTAACAGCAACATCTACAACTACTGGACCAGGACATAGCACAGATGGAAATCAGACTACTACTCCAGGACAGCGTGGACAGGATATTGTTTCTTGGGGACACCCAGCAGATGGAGGTAAGGCTATATCAAAGTATGTTATTACTTCTTCAGATACAGCAGTACAGCCAGGCGGCTTAGCATCTCCATACGAAGTTAATTATCCAGCAACATCTTTGGGAATTAGAGAAACAATGGCAAGCGCCCAAATTTATACAGTAAAAGCAGTAAATGCAAATGGAACATCTCTTGGTCAAGCCACTGGTGAAGTTACAACATTCTTCTCACCTCCAGCATTCTTTTCACCACCTAACTTTTTTGCACCACCTAACTTTTTTGCACCACCTAATTTTTTTGCGCCACCTAACTTCTTTGCGCCACCTCAGTTCTTTGCACCACCAAACTTCTTCGTTCCACCACTATTCTTTGCACCACCTCAGTTTTTTGCCCCACCGCAGTTCTTTGCGCCACCGCAGTTCTTTGCGCCACCTAACTTTTTTACCCCTCCAGGGTTCTTTGCACCACCAAGATTCTTTGCCCCTCCAGCATTCTTCTCGCCTCCAGGGTTCTTTTCACCACCAAGATTCTTCTCGCCTCCAGGGTTCTTTGCACCACCAAGATTCTTTGCCCCTCCAGGGTTCTTTGGCCCACCAAGATTCTTTGGTCCTCCAGGGTTTTGTATTCCAGCAGATACTGAAGTGCTAACTACAGACGGTTATAAGAAAGCAAAAGATATTAAAGTTGATGATTATCTTTTAACTGCTTCTTTTGATAACCTACCTAAGCATGACTCTAATTGTTCTCAAGGCCACATAACAACAGAATGTATTATCAAGGTTGCTGGATGGAGAGACCTATCTATGGTTAACCCATCTACCCTAGAGTCTAAGGTTACAAATATTTTTAAACAAACAAAATCCTCATTTATGAGAATTAACAACAATCCTAAACACGACCTATCTTTAGTAGAGCAGCCTCTAGTAAAAAGAGGCAGCGAATACATGTTCCCAGAAGTAACTGATTTAGAGGTTGGCGACGAGATTTATAATTACGATGATCCCTCTAGTCCAATTGTTATAGATTCACTAAATATAATTGAAGAAGATCTAGATGTCTTCCTATTCTATAGAGAGCCTTGGGGACTTCTTGTAGCTGGATCAATGCTTGCCTACAATGGATGCGAAACATCTACTGAATTTATTCAAGTTGAAGATGATCATCATGATCAAGAAGAGGCAAATACAGAATTTCAGGATATATAATCCTTGACTATATTGCATAAAAATGCTATTCTTTAATAATGATATACAACAAAAAACAACTGTATCCTGGAATATGGGTATATCCTAATTCTTTTCCAAAAGAACTTGATCTAATTAATAGGATTGAGGAATGCGTATCTAGCAAGCAAGCTGACTGGAATGGCGCAAGTGTTTGCTTAGAAGAAATAGATTTAACTTATAGAGATGCCTGGGATTTTAAGTTATCGGCTTTAGGCAAATCCCACCCACTTTATAAAGATATTTATGACTGTCAAAAAGATGCAGTTCAAGATTTTTGCAATATGTATTCAATTAAAATGGATTTCTGGGAATGGACAAATATTGTTAAGTATTACCCAAATCAATTTTTTCAAGAACATGCAGATGACGGTTGGTCATATAAATGCGCTGTCTCTCTAGTTGGATATCCAAATGATGGATATACTGGGGGAGGGCTATATTTCCCTAAATTTAATTTACATATAACCCCAGAACTAGGAGACCTTGTTATATTTCCATCATCCTTTATATATTCTCACGTAGCACTGCCAGTTGAAACTGGTGTTAAATATTCTTTTGTTACCATGCTAGACTACAACGACGACGCCCATACTGAAGAATATGATAGAATGATAGATAACAAACACAAGGGGAAAAAATAATATGCTTCCAAATGGAGAAACGATCTACCCAGGAATTATTGTATACAGAGACGTTTTTAAAAAAGAATACAATCTGGCAGAAAGATTAGAAAAGGTTTTAGAAAAACAGGAAAACAAGAAGCACTGGAATTTAGCTCAAACAGGTTTTGATACACTAAATACAGACTACAGGGATGCTTGGGATTTTAAGATTAAAGAAAACGATGGAGGATCCTTAATGTATGGAAATGGTAACCACGTTCAAGAAGAAAATCTTACGGAAGATGAAATAGAGCTAAGACAAATATGGAGAGACTCAAAAGGAGTCCAGCTTAGCGCTGTAGCAGATTATATGAATATGTTCCAGCTACCTCCATTAAATTACTGGGAATCTTTTAACTTTATTAAGTATGCAAAAAATCAACATTTTAATGTGCACTCAGATCACGGGTACTCGTATGTATGTGTGCTTTCATCAGTAGGATATATTAATGACGATTATGAAGGCGGAGAGTTATTTTTTGATAAATTAGGTCTTAAGATTAAGCCAAAAGCTGGAGACTTATACCTATTCCCATCTTCTTATATCTATTCTCACGCAGCAATGCCAGTCCGATCTGGAACTAAATATGCTATTGTAACTATGCTAGATTATCAAGAAGCTCCACATACACCTCTCTATAGAGAAATAGAAGCAAGCTATGAATATAATCATTTCACTGAAGGGAAAAAATTTATCCCAGCAGAACAAAGGGAGAGCTAATTGATTAGAATAACAGCATATGATAATTTTCAAGACACTGCTAACATTGAGCCTCTTTCTGCAAAAAGAGACTGGATGGATGAAACAGAGCACAATCATGCATACAGATGCTTTCCATTAACGCTAGCAAATCAATTAGGCTGGGGTATATCATTTCCAGAAGATATAACCTTTATGTGGGATGGAGTAACAAGTACTTATCCACATAACGTTCAGGTTTTGCAGGGACAAAAGTACTGCGAGACTGGTAGAGGTCACTCAACAATTAACTTTAAAACAAATTTAACTTTTGAAACAGACAGTAACTATACTTTGCTATCTTTTCCAGTTCCAAATATGTTCGTTGATGGAGCTCAGGCCGTAACAAGTTTATTAACAACATCCTTTTTTGGCAGCCCATTGCCAGTTGCATGGAAGATTACAAAGCCCTACGTTCCAATTACAATCAAAGCTGGACAGCCAGTAATTGCAATTTTACCAATATCTTTAACAGAGCTAAACAATTCTACTCTTGAGGTAAAGGATATAAGGCACATGCCACAGCCACACCTTGAGAATATCCCAACTTATGAAGGAGCAGTTGCTGCAGCTAAAGAGGCGGCAGAAAAACAAATTTGGACGGATTACTATAGGGATGCTACAGATTATCTAGGTAATAAGCTTGGGTCCCACGAAGTAAAATCAATTAAGCTGAAGGTTAGTAAGCACAAATGAAAATTGTTTTTAATTCAAATAGGCACTATAACAACGACGAACTTGCACCAAGTCCTTCAAAAAATACAATGCCAGCATGGTTTAAAAATGCCAGCAAATATTGGAAAGATTTTGAGGGAAACGATGTAGTCGGGCCACCAGATAATAAAAAGGGCCCAGGATTTAAATCTTGTCCAGCTCTTCATGATATTTTTACAACAGGATATACATTTACAACACCATGCGACATTAATGTTTTTATGCAAAGCGGATATCCATTAATAAAAGCAGAGCCAGGATATGATGATTTTGTTGCAATACGTTCGCATATGGGAGAGTTCTATTATCCTGAAGGGTATTATAAATTTGTTTACCATTGGTATCCAAACTGGGGGTTTACGCTTCCAGATGGATACAGCGCTTTAGTAGTTCAGCCAATCAATAACTTCGGCCTGCCTTTTTTAACAGTAGGCGGTATAATTGATAGTGACAAGTACGGAGCACCAGGACTGATGCCCTTTTTTATTAGAGACGGATTTACAGGAATAATTCCAAAAGGAACCCCTTACGCACAAATTATTCCGATCAAAAGAGAAGAATGGGTATCAGAGTTTAATTTGTATACCTATCAAGAAATGCAAAAAAAGCATGACGATCACGTAGCTATTTATAGAGCAGACACTGGCGTTTATAAAAAAAGAACTTGGGTACCTAAAAAATATGAATAGGAAAAGAAACTAAATGGATAACACGGTAGAGAACTCATCGGATATTAGAAAGCACAGAACATCTATTACTCCTTCAGGATACTTTGGCAACGGCCCAGAAAACATTGTTGAAATTGAAAATTTGTTAACTGAAGAAGAAAATGAATACCTTCTTAATTTTATTAAGGGTAATCAAGTATGGGATCAAGGGCAAGACGTACGTAATGAAAATGGAACTATAATTTATCAACACAATGTATGGGCAGATCGTGTTGCAACAAAAAAATCCCTAGATGAATCAGACCCTAATGTTTCGGTAATGCTAAATACAATAATTCAAAGACTAAGACTTATTATTGAAAAGCACTTTAATGTAGAGGTAAACCCAACAGGGCCTTGTTTAGTAAGATGGCCAGTTGGTTCTATGCAGTGGCCACATGCAGACAAAGAGTTGCACGAAGGTCCAGACAAGGGCACCGCAAACAATTTCCCGTGGTACGACATTGGAACAGTAATTTATTTAAATGAAGACTATGAGGGTGGAAGACTTCATTTTCCAAAACAAGAAATTGCCTTTAAGCCAAAAGCTAGAGCTGCATATTTTTTTCCAGGAGATTTAAACTATATACACGGAGTAGACGTAATTACACAAGGCACCAGATACACCTCACCATGGTTCTGGACTATAACTAAATTAGGAGAAAAAACAAATGGCTGATTTCACATCAAAAACACTCTATCCTAGAATTGAAATCTACAAGGGCTTGCTCCCAGATCATAAAGAAATTTTTGATGTTGTAAAGTCAACCGAGAGCATTGAAAATGAGTCGGACGAGCACTACTTTGTTCCGTGGACAAAATGGAGCAAGTTTGGAACTTACTCATCAACAAAGTTTAAGGGTGCAGTAGAAAGCCTACTTGGTAAAAATAAAACCTTCGACAAAGAGTACTGGGCTGCCGAAAAGGTTTGGGACGCATATAATGTTGCCATTGATGACTATATTAAAAAGTATAATGTAGAGCTTCCCAAAGATTGTCAGCTAGGATCATCCTCATTCTGTAAATATTTTACTAACGTTGATTCTTTAAAAAATAATTTAACCATGCAGTATCATACTGATTTTAAGCAAACAGATAAGGATGCTCCAGGAGATAAGTTTTATATTACATGCACAGTTTACATTAACGATGATTACGAAGGTGGAGAAATAGAGTTTTATGTAAACGGAGAATTTGTTCCTGCATATAAGCCAGAGGCTGGAGATATTATGGTTTTCCCTTCTGGCGAAGGATACTATCATGGAGTTAAGACTGCAACAAAAGGCAATAAGTATTTAATAAGAAACTTTATGTTTTATCCATATGCAGGGTCAGAAGAGTGGCTTGCAAACCAATTGAAGTATGGTGCAACAAAATGGGCAGAGATGGAAAAAAGAAGAATAAGCCTTGATGTATACGGAGGCAACTTGGTATTTGAAAACGGAAAAGAAAAGGTTCCAACTGAAAAAGAAATACAAGACCACATAGACTATTTGGATAGTTTAGAAGATAAAGATAAGACGGTGTGCTAATGGAAATTATATCCCTTAAAGATGATGTTTTTGTTGTTGATAATTTAATTACAGAAGAAGAATGTCAAAAAATAATTGCTTATTTTGATGCAATTACAGATGCAGGACATTTAAAGTGGAATCAAATATCTTTTTATGGTTCTTTGGCAATGGGCTACTGGCCATGGGACGAAAACCTTTTAGTGTTTGGATTGCCTAAAGATTACTTTTCTATTTTAAAAGAAAAAGTAAAAAAGGCAGGAGAGATGTGTTTTGATAGAGAGCTATCAGAGGTTAGCTACCATGCACAAAAATGGGTAGTTGGCGCATTCGCTGGATTTCATTCAGACAATACTCATGAAGATGGTTCCCCCTCTGCATTCTATAAAAGCAAGTACGCTGGGTTTCTTTACTTAAATGATAATTTTGATGGAGGAGTTTTAAACTTCAAACATCATGATATTGCAATAAAGCCAAAGCCTGGAAGATTAGCTTTCTTTAAAGGTGGGCACGGTAATGAGCACGAAGTTACTATGGTTCAAAAGGCAGAAAGATATACAGTCGGATCTTTTTGGGATAATGCCGACGCTGTTTACACGCCAGAACAAATAGCTGAATGGGAAGCTGAGCTTAAAGAGACAAGAGCGGAACAAGAAAAAACTTACGAAGAATGGAACGAGCTTAAGAAAAAAGGAACTCCTCCAACACATAAGGGCAAATACGATGCATAAAGAAATTATTAACAAGGATATACATTACTACACTGAGGTTTTTGATGATACAGAATCCATGATAAAAGAAATTGAATGGATGGACCAATTTCAAGATGTTGGGTCTCAAATAACTAAATGGGAGCCATGGCTTTCTTCTTGCAAAAGTGTGCAGTACGGTTATCAAAAAACAATAAATTATAAAAATGTTTTAAACAATAACCCTAGAGACAGACATAACTCTAAAATTGCCAGTATAATCCATTATAGAGCAATTCAAATAGGAGAAGAATATGCTTTGTCTCACGGCATAGATCTCGGCGATCTTCCAACACATTGTAAAATATATAAGTATGACAACTTAACAGAAATGGGTCCTCACACAGATTACGATCCAGACTATAGCCCAAAAGATTTAATAGGCACAGTCTCAATTGTTTTTTATATAAATGATGACTACTTGGGTGGAGATCTAAATTTTCCAAATGACGATATATCTGTAAAGCCAAAGGCAAGCAGCGCATTAGTGTTTAAATCACACGGAGTTTTACATGAGCCAAAGCCAACAACAGAAGGCACGAAATATATGGTTGCAATATTTTTCTTTAAAAAGTAACCCTAATAAGGACTGGTATATAATAATAAGATGAGCTACCAACTTAAAGTAATGAATGATTCCCCGATTGGCTTCTGGCCTCTAGATGAGTTGTCTGGCACCACCGCAACCGACGTTTCTGGATGTGGTAATTCTGGAACTTATACTGGGACAATTTCTACAGGGCTAATTCCACTTGTTTCGGGCGGGGCAAATGGGTCATTGATAACAAACACAAAGTACATTACGCTGCCAGTAACTAAAGACTATTACGGATCTACCGCCGATGGTGGATTTGCAGATAGCAACTCTTCAGACAATGCATTCTCATTAGAAACATGGATTTATCCTAAAATTACAACAACTGGCCTAACAACCATATTTGCCGACTCAACAAACAATGTAGGTATTTTTTATGAAAAAGGAAATATTGTATTTAAACTGGAGGCGGAAAGACTTGATTACACTTTACCTAATATTAGTCAATCTCATCATATTGTAGCTACATACTCTATTACAGAAATGTCTTTATATGTAGACGGCAAATTTGCAGCAAGCAAATCTTTAACTAATTACAAGTTTACTAGCTCAACAATTACATTAAAATTAGGCCCAACGGGAAATGCATCCGATTCATTTATTGTAGATGCCCCAGCAGTATATAGGTATGCTTTGGGCCTAGATAAAATTTTAGAACATTATAACTATTCTGGCACTACTTCACCGCTTCAAGTTTCTTACCCAGATAATGGCACCTTATTTGAAATATATGATGATAGCGTAAGCAAGCAATTTAATTTTGCCTATCCTGCCAACAAACCGCTAGAGATTTTTGCTTCAGAAGATCTAACTTACAATCTAGAAGAGAAATGCCTTGAAATTAATAAAACGGCCTCTGCAGCCTCTAAGAGCGTGGTTGTAGTAGATGCCATAGCAATTCCTGCAGGATTTGATCTAGACTCCTCTAAGATAGAATGGAGCGGCGATAATGGGGTCTCTGTAAGAACCTCTACCGATGGAACAACATGGCAAGCATGTGCTAATGGAAGATCAATTCCTCAATTTAAATTAGGATCATTTAGTTCTGAAAGAACCCTTTATCTTGAGATAACATTTACATCCTCAGACACATCCAAATTTATTCCAAGACTTTATAATCTACTTCTATGCTTTTATAAAGATCAAATACTTTATTCAATAAGCAACCCTGACTATATTTATACAATAGAAAGCACCCCTGGATTTGCTTCAAAGGATATAACTCTAGGAAGAATTAAGTACCCCATTTTATCCCGCCAAAAGCTAAATGGAGTCACAACGGCAGACGGAGCAGGATTTAAAATTAACACGGCAGAATCAATAAAAACAATAGAGCTATTTTTAACCCTGTCAGACCTTACAGCAAACTCTATTATATCAAGCACAGCAAGCGGGGATTTTGTATCGGCAGGATACTCTTGGGCTGCTAATGGAACTATTACTAAATCTAATATATCTGCTATTTATGTCAATGGGATAGACAGAACATCTCAGACAAATGTAAATTCTGTATTTACAGCAAATGAGCTTTATCATGTTGTAATTGTAACAAGCGGACCAATTACAGGTCAGATACTATTTAATCATGCAGCAACAGGTGGCCCTTCTAGTCTATATCAATACATCGCTTATTACCCAACCCCATTTACAGCCCCTACTGCGTTATCTCACTACAACATGCACATAGGAAGATCCGCCACAGTAGCAGACGATTCGTCCATAACATTGACAGAAAACTCTGTAGAGTTCTATGACAATGACTGGATTGTACTTCAAAACAAATAATTTGTCTTATTGGTTGACAAAAGCTGGACTTTAGCAGGAAGTAATGGTAAAATAAATTACTATGGATATTAACCGCATTAACAGCAAAGTCCTTGAAGAAGAAACAACTCTTGGGATATATGTTTGGGAAATGCCCGATGGCAGATGGATTGGAGACGACAATGGCAACTTTCTTTCGATCACGTCAAAAAAAGGAAATAGATCCAAGGTCGATGCTTTGGCTAGAGAAGTTCGCTCATTCGGTATATACGAAGGCGGGCCTAAATTTCTTTCTGGAAGAAGGAAGATTGACGATGAGGAATTCCAACACCAAAAGCAAAGACTCGACTGGGGACTAGTGCCAGACCCACTAGATATTGGAAGCTATAAAGACGAAATGAAAAAATTGCGGGGGATAAAATGAGCGTAGAATTTCTTAATGAGGATAACTCAGAAAACATAATTAATATTTCAAACAATGCGGATTGGTTTTCTTTAAAAAAAGACGAAGTCAGCAACGACCCATTTGCAGCGGGCCTAGAAGATCTTAAAAAGGTAAGAGGCCTAGGACCAGCCTTTAAGCGCAAGATTAGCAGAGAGTTTTCTAAATCATTTTCTGGTAGAGAAGAGACGGGCACACAGCAAAATTTATTAGCACAAGCAATTACTGGCTATGCTATGTTCGACCTAGTAGAACCACCATACAACCTAGAGTACCTTTCAAAGGTATATGAGATTTCAACATATAACTATGCTGCAATTAATGCTAAGGTAGCAAACATTGTTGGGCTAGGCTATGATTTTATAGAGACAAAGAAAACAAACGATGCCATTGATTCACTTACGGACGAAAAGTCCCTTGAAAGAGCCCGTAGAAAGCTAAGCAAATTAAGACAAGATTTGCATGCTTGGCTTGACACTACAAATGACGAAGATACTTTTACCCAGACATTAATTAAAGTTTTTACAGATTACGAAGCAACAGGCAATGGATACATTGAAATTGGTAGAACCACAAATGGAAACATTGGATACATCGGTCACATCCCAGCAAAGACAATGCGTGTGCGTAGACTCAGAGATGGCTTTATTCAGCTTCTATACGGCAAGGCTGTTTACTTCAACAACTTTGGGGACACAGAAACAGAGAATCCAATTGCTGGTCAAGAAGACCGCCCAAATGAAATCATTCATATAAAAAAGTATACCCCAATGAACAACTATTATGGAGTTGCAGATATTATTGCAGCCCAGGTCTCACTTGCAGGTAACGAGTTGTCTGGAAGATATAACCTTGATTACTTTGAAAACAAAGCGGTTCCAAGATATATTATTACAGTAAAAGGCGCAAAGCTTTCTCCAGAATCAGAAAGAAAATTGCTTGAGTTTTTCCAGGTTGGACTAAAGGGAAAGAACCACAGATCACTTTATATCCCACTTCCAGGAGACACCCCAGACTCAAAAACCGAATTTAAAATGGAGCCAGTTGAGGCAAATCCACAGGAATCTTCATTTAATATTTATCGCAAATCTAATAGAGATGAAATACTTCTGGCCCACCGTGTCCCAATTAATAAAATTGGAACCCCCGAAGGAGTTAATTTAGCCGTAGCAAGAGATGCCGATAAAACATTTAAAGAGCAGGTTTGCCGTCCAGCACAAATGATTTTAGAGAAAAAATTAAATAAAATATTTGAGGAAAAGACAGATGCATTAACCCTTAAATTTAATGAATTAACTCTTACCGACGAAGATACTCAATCTAAAATCGACGAAAGATATTTAAGAATGCAGGTAATTACCCCTAATGAAGTTAGAATTAGAAAGGGTATGATTCCTCTAGACGGCGGAGACGAAGTAGTTGATTTAAAGGCACAGGATGCAGCAGAGCAAAGTGCCCAGGCTGGAAATACAAGACAAAGATCCCAAAACCGAGAGGCAACCTCACCAGATAAATCTGGAGAAGGACGAAATGCCAAAGGCGATGGAAGACAAGTTGACTAACCCTGCTCAACTGTTATTTGCCTTTTTATCTATAAGTCGCTAAAATTAAGCATATGAATATTGAAAAGTCTTTATGGACTAGCCATGGCAACGACATTAACTTGTCTGTACCTTTCACTAAAGTTAACCGTGAAAAGAGAACAGTATCTGGTTTTGCTACCCTAGACAATATTGATCAAACAAATGATGTTGTAACCGCAGAAGCAAGTATTAAAGCATTTGAAAGTTTCCGTGGAAACATTCGTGAAATGCACGGATCTCTTGCAGTTGGCAAAATGGTTTCATTTAAGCCAGAAACTTTTTATGACCCAGCAACTAAAGAATTTTATAATGGAGTATATGTAACAGCATACATTTCAAAGGGCGCACAGGATACCTGGGAAAAAGTTCTAGACGGAACCCTATCTGGATTTTCAATCGGCGGAAAGATTAATGAGTCAGATAACGAAGTTAATAAGGCAAGCGGTAAGACAGTAAGATTTATTAAGGACTACGATTTGATTGAACTATCAATTGTAGATTCTCCAGCAAATGAACTTTGCAATGTTCTATCTATTCAAAAGGTAAATGGCCAATTGATATTTAAGGGAATTGCAACCGAAGTAGTAACAGAAAATATTTTTTACTGTGAAGACAGTAACTCTGTTTTTATCTCAACAGAGAAAACATATGACTCACCAGTTTCTGGTAAGCCAGCACAACTAATTGGTTGGGTTGAGAGCTCAGATGTTAATAAAGCAAAAGAGATTGATAAGATTCTTGATGCGTACAAGCATTCAAGATTTACGTTGCCTGATACACAAACAATTGCAAAACAGGCAAACGCAGAAGGAGGTAATGAAATGTCAGACAATACAGAAAACGTAGTTGTAGAAGATGTTGCAGTTGATGCAGCTCCAGAAGCAGCCGTTGAAGATACAGCAGTAGTTGCAGAAGATGCAGCTCCAGTTGACGCTCCTGCAGAAGCAGCAGCAGAAGACGTTCCTGCCGAAACTCTGGAAAAAGCAGCCGAAGTATCAGAAGATAAGGTTGATGAACCTGATTTTGCGAAGATGTTAGGCGATCTAAAAGGCTTTTTCTCAGAAACTCTAAATAAGGCATCTGAAGCAAATGCAGCACAAGTAACAACAATCCAAGAGACTGTTGAATCTTTTAGCAAGAGCGTAGATTCTAGAATTTCAGAGTTGGCAGAACAACACAAAGTACTTTCAAGTACTGTAAATGATATCAAGAGCACGATTGATGGTGTACAAAAGCGTGTCGATGCAGTAGAATCAGAGACTGCAATTAAGAAGTCTTCAGATCTTGGCCGATCAGAAGAGGTAACAATCAGAAAATCTAAATGGAACGGTTCTTTCCTCGGTTCCGTAAACGAAATATTTAACTAAGGTAGGTATAAAATAATGAGCAATGAAACATTAGAAAAGGCCGTAAACGCTGGTACTCAGGTATCAACAGGATTCGGTTCAGCAACTGGTGGAACAGGAGTACACGTAGCGTCTGAAAATGGCAACGGTGGACTTCTAAACCCAGAACAATCTGCTCGCTTCTTAGATTATATGTTCGACGCAACCGTAATCGGTAAGGTCGCACGTACAGTTCGCATGAAGTCAGATACAGCAGAAATTGATCGTATGTCAGTAGGCGAAAAGCTTATGAAGCTTGCGACAGAGGCAGACAATACTGCTGTTAACTCAGCAGTAACTTTCTCAAAAATCTCTTTGACAACAAAGAAGCTACGCATGGACTGGGAGCTTTCAACAGAGTCTCTAGAAGATAACATCGAAGGTGCAGATCTAGAAGATCACATTGCACGTTTGATGGCAACACAGGCAGGAAATGACATCGAAGATGTTATTCTTAACGGTGACACATCTCTAACAGGAGACGCTCTTTACAAGTCATTCGATGGCGTTGTAAAGAAGGCAAAGGCATCAGGTCGTGTCGTAGACGCAGCTGGAGCCGCAGTATCACGTGAAGTATTCAACAAGGCACTTAAGGCTATGCCACGTAAGTACAAGCAACGTCGTGGAGACCTTCGCTTCCTTGCTGGATCAAACTTGATTCAGGATTTCCTATATGCTAACAGCATTGGAACAAACCAGACAATCCCACAGGACATCGCTTCAAGCGTAATCCGTGGAGGAGTCGCACCACTAGGTGGACCTGCAGGATATGTGGCACCATTCGCATTTGGTATTCCAATTGTTGAAGTTCCACTACTTCCAGAGACACAGACTGGTACACACTCAGCAGCAACAGGATCACACGGAGATATCCACTTGACATTCCCAAATAACGTAGTTATTGGTATCAAGCGTGATGTAACCGTCTATCGTTTCTTCCAGCCACGTAAGGACTCAATCGAGTACACAATGTATACTCGTGTTGGCGTTCAAATCGAGCAGGCAGACGCTTGGGTAGTTGTAAAGAACGTTAAGGTTGCTTCTTAATTAATTAAGAAATAGCCCCCGAAAGGCCCCCAATTAATTTTGGGGGCTTTTCATTTTAATTTAACAATGCTATAATTGAGGAACCTAACAAAGGAGAATATATGTCATTTGAGACATTGAAAGTAGCAGAACTCAGAAAAATTGCAGAAGACTTTGCAGTTGATACTGATGGACTAAAGAACAAGGCCGATATTGTTGCCGCTCTTGCCGAAGAGGGAGTAACCTGGTCTGTTTACCAAAAGACTATTGAAGATATTGAAAAAGCAGCAGATGAATTTAGCGATGAAGCAGAAGAGATCCTCCCAAGGTTTAATCCTGATTCTCAGCCAGAAAACACGATGCTAGTTAGAATGACTAGAGATAATCATAGATATGATATTCTAGGTTTTACTTTTACAAAGGAGCATCCTTTTGTCGCAATGACATCAGAAGACGCTCAAGAAATTTTTGACAAGGAGGAAGGTTTTCGCTTAGCAACTCCAAAGGAAGTTCAGGAGTACTACGCTTAACCTTTATTAAATGGAAATTCTAGTAGGTTCAAATTCACCAGTAACGCACAAAGTGTTTTGGCAGGGGCAGCTAACTGATTCAGATAGCCTTCCAGTTGTAAAGATATATGACATTACAGAAGATCCAACAGTATCTCCTTCAATTAATCCAGGAACAATACTTGCAACATTAACACCTGTAAAATCAGAAGTAGATGCGGGAACATATATAGTATACATTCCCTTAACCTACACAAATAGACAAAGGCAGTTAAGATTAAATTGGTCCTATTCAGTAGGAGGAACTTCTACACAAAAAGACCATAAGGTGTATGTGCAAACCCCGTACACTGATATGAGTCAGGCAATTGACGCTTTGGGGTTGGGGTCTGACTATTCAGATCCTAATTCTAAATCATATTTTGAATTGTGTGCTGCAGAAAGATATGCTAGAAAATTAATTGAATCTTATACAGGTCAACAATTTTATTTGTATGATGATGTTCAGATTGCGTATGGATCAGGCTCTGATGTTTTGCCGTTACCTTATAAGCTAGCAGAGCTTCACGAATTATATCAAAACGATATACTGCTTTTAAATAATTTAACCAACGTAAATAATTGGACTTACAACACAATTGTTTCAGAGACTGGTTTTGGAATAAGAATAAATAGAGCCAATATGCTTGACAATACAGTATACATAGCAAACGGAATGGTTCCTCCATCAATAAACGATACCATCAATGGAGTTTTTTCAAATGGGTCAACGTATAAAGTTCAAGGTAGATTTGGCTGGCAAGAAGTTCCAGATGAAGTTGATCTAGCGTGTATTGAATTAATGAGAGACTATTTCTCAAAAGACAAGGTATGGCGTAACAAATACATGAAGTCTATAAAAACTTTTGATTGGCAATTTGAGTACAACTCGGGCACATACTCAGGAACTGGCAATTTGTATGTAGATCAGCTGCTTTTACCTTACGTTATTAATAAAATGGTAGTTATATAATGTATGATCTTGTTGAATCTATACTTACTATGTTTATGGATGTCTATAAGCCAGTTGATTCGCAGGATCCAGATACAGGCTCAATAAAAAAAGAATGGCAATATGACAGAACTGTATCGTGTAGCGCAAAGGGCAACATAAGCAACTCTGCTTCAAGCATTACTAAAGACGGACAAAAGTTTTCCAATAAGTATACTAATGAAGAAGTGTTACAGATTAGAACATCAGAGCAAGTAACATTAAGAGAAAAAATTACAAACATTAGAGACCATGATGGAAACACTATATGGGAAGAATTAAATTTTCCAACCAACACTCCTACAGTTTTTGAGGTAATAGGAACAACTCCAATGACAGACCCGTTCGGCGGCATAGTGGGATATAACTCTACTGTCAAGAGATCGGAAAACCAGACAATTGGACAATAGCTCACTACTAGTTACTGCAGCCAGCGGATTACAAAAGGGTATGGCTGGGACTAAGGGTAAAATTTTACAAGACAGCACAGTGGCACAAATATCTGCTGCAGTTTATTATCACGCCCAAGTAGTATCTAAGGTAACAACAAATAAGACATTTGAAAAGAAATTCCAGTCAGTTATATTTAATCAAATAGAACAAGACTTTGGCCTATATGTAGACTCTCAAGCAAGAGTTAATCCTAAGTCTTTGCACCACGTATACGAATGGAAGAAGACTGGAATTAAAAGCGCTAGATTATTTGATCTTAGTATGACTCCAAAGAATGGCCTTTCCTTTACAATAACATCTAATTTTTTGCCATCTAAATCAGCTGTCCCAAATAACTTTGGAAAAAGAAAACATGTGTTTATAAATAAAGCTTCTGTGATGGAAGCAGGGATGCCTCTAGTAATCCGTCCAAGGTACGCAGAGCGCTTAGTATTTGAAACTAGTACTGGAGTAGTATATATGCCTAAAGGGGCCTCTGTGACCGTTACAAGGCCTGGCGGAGGTAAAGCAACTGGAAGATTCCAGATAGCTTATGCACAATTCTTTACAGGTAATCTAGTAAACCTATCAATAAAAAATTCAGGATTTCAGAGGATATTTAATTCAGCATTAACTAAAGCAATGAAAGTTCCATCTGATGTTAGAAAAGTTAAATATTCATTTAATGCTAATACATTAAATATGCAGGCAGAGTCAGCAATTGCCTCAGCATTTGGAGGTGCAGCATGACAGATTATAAAGCAGATGTAATGCTTGATTTAAGAAAGTACCTATGGTCTGAATTAAAGGCTAATAATATTTTTACAGCCACAGATTATTACTCGGACAATATAGGGCAAGAGATTGTTCCAATTATTCCAGTTCAGCAGTCCCCAGAAATGAATCAATTTTTGAGCGGGAAGAAACACATAGTCTATGACAAGATAGGTATGTCATATGAAGACAACTGGGCAATATGCTGTGAGCAGATCCTATTTACAATATATTCAACAGATGTTTCAGAGATTAATGAAATTAGAAACTTAATGACAGACCTATTTAGAAGAATGGATGAGTCGGCTAGGGATACCAATGCCTACTCTGGCATATCTAAGAAATTTAAATTCTTTAGTATATTTGTTGCCGATATATCTCCAACTGCCCCATCCGAAGAACTGGCAGGGTTTTTGTCTGCAGATGTGGTGCTTGAGGTTAAATACGCAAGGCACATAGGTACAACAGGCAGATTTCTATAGTTTGCCTTTTGGCGCATTATACTCTATTATTGGATATAGAGGGAAGGGCCTAGCCAGCCAAGATTTAAGATTTTACATTAAAAAAATATATATATTTTGAAAACAGGAGGTACGAAACAATGGCATTTAACTCAGCCAAAAATATTCTTGTAGGAGCTTCACCGCTCTACATTTCAACAAGCGATTCAACAGTATCTGGTTATAAGGAAAACCTTTTAGACAGAGCCACTGGTGGAATTTCTTTCACAGCAAGAGCAAGAGCAACAGCAGCACTAGACGCATCTTCAGATGTTCGTAACGTAGGATTTACAAACAATGGTCTTCAGATCACTTACAACCCAACTTACGATTCAGTAACAGTAGATCAGCTTCTAGATACAGCAAAGCTTTTCAAGTCTGCTATGGAGGTTATGATTGCAACTGAAATGGCTGAAGGTACACTAGAAAATACTCTAGTTATTTTCGGTCAAGGAGGAGCAACACTAACTAAGCAAGGAGTCTCAGGAGCAGCAACAGATGATTACCCAACAAAGGGTGCAACTGGCGCAGACGACAAGACCCTTACACTAGGACTTGAGGCAGGATCACTTGGTATTGCCCCAACAGAACGTCAGCTATTTGCAGTTGGTCAAGCACCAACACTAGCAACTACAGCAACAGGAGAAGTAGACGCAACAACAGAGCGTGTATATTATGCACGTCGTGTTTTGTCAGTACAACAGTCACAATTCTCACTTGCACGTAACGCAGCAACAACTTTCCCAGTAACATTCCGTCTTCTTCCAGACGCTAACTACAGCGGCTCAGAATACGGTAAGATTATTGACCGAGTTCTAGCTTAATTTATTTAAGCAGGAAAGGCCCCCGAAAGGGGGCTTTTTCATTTGTATAGATAATATCTATATGTTATAATAATTAAGACTAGATCCTAGGAGGATTAAATTGGCAACAACAGTATATAGCGTAGAACAAGTAACACTTCAGAATGGCGCAACAGTTAATCTGAAGCCTTTAAGTATTAAAGAGCTAAGAAAATTTATGCTCGTATTACAAGCAGCAAGCGATTCAACTACAGAGGATCAAACACTCAATGTACTAATTGACGCAGTTGCAGTAGCACTTGAAAAACAACTACCAGAGTTGGTAGCAAATAGAGATGCACTAGAAGATGCACTTGACGTCCCCACAATTAATCGCATACTTGAGGTATGTGGTGGGATTAAGATGGACGACCCAAACCTTCTAGCGGCAGCGGTTCTGGCTGGTCAGAACTAGATTTAGCCGCTTTAGAGGGTGAAGTTTTTCTTCTAGGTCACTGGAAGAATTACGAAGAACTAGAAGAAAGTCTTTCAATGCCAGAACTTATTCAAACATTGAAATCTTTTAAGAAACAAAAGTCGGAAGACAGAAAGTTTACGGCAAGTCTTAAAGGAATAGATTTAGATGTAGACGAGGAAGACTCAGCACCACAAGCAAAAACTTTTGACGATGTTAAAAGGCAAGCGCTTGGGATAAATGCTTCAGGTGATGACATAGTTTCTCTACAAGGAAGCTTGGCAGCACAAGCAGGATTCGGAATCGGAGCAGGTCTAGGCTACACAAAGGAGTAAGATAAAGATAAATGGCTGATGAAAATATTGTAACTAATATAGTTGCTAATGCAGATTTTTCAGGTCTTATTGCAGATGTCAATAAGGTCACAGCATCGTTATCAAAACTTCAAGCACAAATAATTCAATCAGACACAAGACTGGCAAGTCAAGTGGCTACAATGAACAGGTCTTTTGGTGAAAACCTAAGAAGAACTGGACAATTTTCATCACACTTTGTTACCTTAACATCTGATGTTGAGAAGTTTGGCACCAACCTAGACAGGGGCCAAATGAAGCTGAAGCAATACTTTCAGACGTTTCAGCAACACACAAAGACACAGGGCGGGTTAATTAGAGATCTTGCTAAGCAGCAAGTAGCATTACAAAATGCAATTATTCAGCCAATGGGCAAAAATGCTCAAGGGCTTATGCAATACAGTGTACATATTCCACAGGGTCTTGATGCTGTAAAAAACAAAACTGCTTTAGCAAGACAAGAGCTACAAATCATGAACAAAGTTGTTCAAGATGGTGGAGTTCAACTTATTAACTGGGGTAAAAATACTCAATGGGCAGGCCGTCAGTTAACAGTAGGATTAACAGTACCGCTAGCAGCATTCGGTAAAGCAGCAGCAGATGCATTTAGAATGGCAGATGCAGAGCTAGTAAGACTTACAAAGGTTTATGGTGGAGTCGCAGCAACATCAGCAGAAGAGCTTGGTAAAGTAAGAAGAGAAGTTACTCAAACAGCTAAAGAAATTTCAAAGGCTTACGGAGTTTCATTTAAAGATACAATTACTCTTGCAGCAGACATTGCAGCAACTGGCAAGCAAGGTAATGAACTTTTACAGTCAGTTAAAGAAACAAGCAGACTTGCAGTACTTGGAGAAGTAGACAGACAAGAAGCAATGAAGGCCACCCTGGCAATTCAAACTACATTTAAACAAAACACTGATCAACTTTCTGAATCTATTAACTTTCTTAACTCAGTTGAAAACCAAACCTCAACAAGCCTTGCAGATTTAATTGAAGCTATTCCAAAAGCAGGCCCAGTTATTCAGGGTATGGGTGGAAGCGTAAAAGACTTAGCTCTTTATATGACAGCAATGAAGGAAGGCGGAATTAACGCTGCTGAAGGAGCAAACGCTCTCAAGTCAGCACTTGCATCACTTATTAATCCTACAAAGGTAGCAAAAGAAAAATTTGCAGATATGGGAATAGACTTAGGTGGAATTGTAACAAACAATGCAGGAAACCTAACAGAAACAATTTTTGAACTACAAAAGGCATTAGATAATCTAGATCCTTTACAAAAACAACAGGCTATTGAGCAACTGTTTGGAAAGTTCCAGTTTGCTAGACTTAATGCTTTGTTCTCAAACCTAGGAAAGCAAGGAAGCCAAACGCTTCAAGTTATGGATTTAATGAAGGCAAGCTCTCAGGAGCTAGAGCAAGTGGCTGGCCGAGAATTATCAATGGTAACAGAGTCTGCTTCTGGAAAGTATAAAAGAGCAGTAGAAGGATTAAAAGCAGATCTTGCAGGAATTGGCGACGAGTTCTTAAAGATTCAAACATTTTTTATTAATGTTGTAGATGGCGTTATTAAATTTATAAACAAATTGCCAGACCCAATTAAATCTCTGTTAACATTTGTTACAGGATTTACAGCAATCATTGGTCCAGTAATTATGTTAACTGGTGTTCTTGCCAACTTCTTTGGGTATATAATTAAAGGAGCATCCCACTTCAGGGCTTTGTTTAAAGGCGGAGAAGGCTGGAAAATGCTTACGCCAGAAATTTTGGCAGCACAAAAAGCAGGATCACTTGTTGAGGCAACATTCTATAGTGATGCTAAAGCAGCTACAGTATTAAAAACTGCAATTGCAGGTCTAGTAACAGAATTTGAATTACTACAATCAAAGGCAATGACTGGTGCAATATCTGCCTCCCCAGCAATTTCAACAATGGCAGGAAATGTTGTTAAGGGCAGCGGAGCAAGAGTTGTTGATCCTAATCACCCGCTAATTAGTCCAGAAGATACACGGTCAATGTCTCACCTTAATCCAGTTGCTGGAATGACAATGGATCAGAAATCAACACAAACAATTTTCGGAACCGTACCTGGGGCACCAAAAGTAAATCAAAAAATTGGTAATAATCCTCAAATGTATATGTCTGGCGACCTTCCAAAGATTCCAGGGCTAACATCAATAGGTGGAGCTTCTACAGGTATCGTTGCAGCAGAAGCCGCAAAGTGGCATGCAATGACAGGCGCACTTGCAATGCAATCACAAGCAGAAATTGCTTTGCTTAAAAAAGAAGTTGCATCAACTGGGCTTATAACGGCATCACTGTCTGATTCGTATCAGGCATTACTTCCAACAATGACTAAACTGACTGCTAATGCAGCAACAGAATCAGCAGCAATTGTTGCACAGTTGCAGGCTGGCAAGCTAACGGTAGATCAAGCAAGAGCTAAGATTATTCAATTAAATGCACAAGTAGAGTCTATGATTGCACAGGCTTCCGTAGACATTGCTGGGCAACAAGGAAGAACAATAGGGTTAACAACAGTCCCTCTATTAAATCAGCCAGTTGTAAATGCTGCTGGAAAAACTAATATGAAAGAGCTTCTTCGCCCAGGAAGAACCAGAGACCTTCTTAATAAAATTGCAAGAGGGCTGGGCGTAAAAACGTTTGGTGCTGGATACAGTACAGAAACAACTATTCCAAAAAGATTTAATACTGGAAGCCTTGTTCCAGGAACTGGCAATACAGACACAGTGCCCGCAATGCTTACTCCAGGAGAGTTTGTTATTAATAAAGAAGCAACGGCGGCAAATCTGCCATTGCTTCAAGCAATTAACAATGGTCAGCAGTCTAATACAGGTCAATATAATATAGGCGGAATTGTACAGGCATTTTTAAAAATGAATCGGGGCGGCAGTTCAAAGCCCATGGTTTCAAAAAGATTAATAGATAAACTCTTCCCAGGAAGACTTACATCTCGTGCAAATGCTGAATACTATGAGCCAAAAGGCAACACGGGTGTTTTTGGAGGAAATGTTTCTAACAGAAAAATTTCTGCATCAACAGCAAAAATAAATAAAGATATGGAAGGGGACGGGGTAGATCCAAGAACCTTACTTGCTTCTGTAAATGCAAGAGGTGGAGGGTCAAGATTATCTACTGATGTGTTTTTAGACGGTCTAGTGGGAGCAGGAGTAATTACAAAAGCAGAAAAAAGAAGACTTTCAAAGCTAGTATTTAATGCTTATGCAAAAAAAGTTCTTTCAATGGGTAAGGTTAATGACACCAATAACCCAGTTTATTCAGTATCAGAAAGTTTATTAAGAAAAGAACTTGGCGGAAATGCAATTGGCATAGAAGCTTGGGACAAGTGGTCTCGTTCTCCAGGAAGCTTTGCTCATCCAACACGCAGAAGCTCCACTGGATTCTTAAACCAAATTCAAGCTGGGGGAAGATCTATTAGATTTTCAAACCTAGAGGCTTCAAAACAAAATAAATTTTATCATTCAAAAGAGTCATCAAATCCATTTATACAAATACTCGCATCTTTATTTGGCGCAACAAAATTAAATAGAGGCGGGCCAGTAGGCAATGTATTAAAAAGCACAGCTTTTAAAAACATAGGAGCTAGGTTTGGAAAAATAGGAGAGAAATGGGGAGCCACTTCTCTATCTATTGGTATGGGAAAAAAGCTTTTTGGAGGTTCTGGATTAACCCCTAAAGCTCAAAACTTAATGTATGGAAAGCTAGTTGAAAATCTTGAAAAAGAAAGACCATACGGCTATGTAACAAATGAGCAAGGTCACCTTAAGAATGCTTTAGAGCCACATGTTGTAGATATACTTATTAAGTCAGCTGCAGGAGATGTACTTCAATCAGGCGGAAAAAATTTAAGTAAAATTGATAGAGAAATATTAAGAACTAAGTTTGCAAACTGGGACAACAAGTCTTGGACACCTTCGACTGGTAAAGTAAGAAAACAAATGTTTGGAATGAACGCAGGCGGAATGGTTCCAGGAGCTCAATACTTTAACAGAGGTGGAAGAGTAAAGGGAGTTCAATACTTTAATGACGGAACTAAAAACCCAGTTCAGCGAATAACATTTGGATCTGCTTATAAACAAGAAAGAGCAAAAGGTAATATAGGAACAGGAATGATGGGCGCAGGACCAATGGCTGGTATGGGTATTGGCATGGGAATGCAGATGGCTGGTGGAGCAATTGGCGGACAAGCAGGACAAATGATGCAATTTGCATCAGTGCTTCCAATGCTTGCTCCAAATATGCTAGGCTCGTTAAGTAAGCTAGCTGGAGGATTTAAAGGTGTTGGCGGAGCAGCAGGAATTGCTGGTAAAGCAATTGGTCTAGCAATGAGATTTGCACTAGGCCCTGTCGGATTGCTTCTTACAGCACTTACTGCAGGATATGCAATATTTAAAAAGTTTAAGCAAGAGCAAGAGCAAAATAAAATTGAGAAAACTAACTCGGTTGGAATTACAGAAAAATCTGCAGCAGAGGCGGGGATTAAATACAACAATCTTTCTAATTCTATTAAAGCAGTAAATGACCAACTTGATCTAACTAGAGCAAAGGGAAGAAATGCCTATGAAGCCCTCAACTCAGCGGGAGTTCAAGGTCTAACTCTAAGCATTAAAGAATTAAGAGCAGGAATAAAGAATGCAAAAGAAAACCAAAAAGAGCTAGTTGGAACATTTACAGACATAGATGTATCTGGAGATGCTGACAAGCAGGCAAAAGTTACTGAAATTGCTACTAACTTAAAGGCACAATTTATAGCAGCAGGTATTTCTGCCCAAGAGGCAACAAATAAAATCTATGCAATTATATCCGCATCAGATAAAGCCGATATGGCATTTAACGCAATATCTAGCAAGGGCTTTAGAGAAATTGTTGATGCGGGAACCGCAGCAGATGCAATGTTGGAAAAGCTGCTCAATACTAGCCTATCTGGAGATGACTTGGGTATGGCTATCTCAAATACCATAGATGCATTTGACGAAAGTTTAGCAAAAATACTAAAAACTAAAGATGCAAATGGCGAACTTATAACTCAGCAAGAAGCTATATCAAAAATTTTAGATGATATTAATTCAAAAGAAAATTCACAATTACAATTAGGTACCGCTAAGCTAGAGTCTCTTAAAGAAACACATCCAGAACTTGCTAAAGTACTTAATGCTGCAGATAATGTTGCAGGAATGTATGCAAAATGGAGACTTAGACTTGCGGGAGTCAGAACTGATTTAAGTGCAATAACTTCAGAGCAAGCTCAAGCCCTACTAGCATTTGAGTCAGCACTAGACTCCTCTATAGCCGCCTCAGAATCCAAATCTTCAGGAAGCGGTATTGGGGCCAAATCACAAAAATCTATTGCTGCTTTGCAAAAATTAATTACAGCTGGTGGACAAAAAGCAGCAGTGGCTGCACAAAAAACTCAAGATCAAATTAAGGAAGAAATTAAACTTATCGATAAAAAAATTGATAAGATTAATGAAGAGGCAGACGCCAGAAAGAAAGCATTAGAGGCTTCACAAAATAAAGAAAACTTAGCCCTTGAAATTCAAAAAGCTCAGCTGGAATACGCAGACAAAATGGCTGCAGGAGATATGGCTGGAGCAGCCCAGGCACAGCTAAAGATTAAGCAACTTGTTGGAGAAAGAGAAACTCAAAAATCTATTGATGCAATTGAAGAAAATAGAGCTAAGCGTGAAAAAGAATTAATTGCCCAAAGAGAAAAACTTCAAGCTCAATCAGATAAGGCTGCAAAAAATCTAGCTAGCGCTCAAAATAATGCTACTTCAGCGGGCGAAAGAATGAATAAGGTTGATCAGTATCAAAACGAATATCAAAGACTGGTAAAGGAACAGGCCAGACTAGATGTAATCTTAGCAGAAAATCCAGAAGACAAAAAGGCATTAAAAGATCAACAAGAACTAGTAAGAGGACCTTTAGGAGACCTTGCAAAACAAATTGCTGCGGACTCAAAGGGATCGGATAAAGTTTTAGCAGCAGAGCTAAAGAAAATATTTACTGGCACATTAATTAATGAGAAGGGAGAGTCTATGGCAGGCAGAGTTATGTCTGCGACTCATCCAAAGGGTGTTTCCACCTATAAACCTGGATCGGCAGATGCAGCATTAAAACAAGATGCTTCTGCGGCACTTGCAGGTGCCAAGGCAATCACAGGCGGAAAAACTATTGCAGATCTTTACAATGCTTATAAAGGTCTAGATGGTTCTAAGAAGGCTAGTACTAAAGACACGGCTATGAAAATTGCCGACAATATTTATGATAAGTATTTACAAAAAGACGGAAGTCTAAATTCTCAAGGTAGAAGAGCTATCATGAACGCAAACAGTCTTGGTGCTGGTCAATACTTTACATATGAAGGAAAAACATATAAGGGCAACAGCGGCGGAGCAAATGATTTCTTACCAGCAATTCTACAGTCAGCAGCGGGAGGATACATATCTGGCCCAGGAACTGGAACATCAGATTCTATTCCAGCAATGCTTTCAAACGGTGAGTTTGTTATTAATGCCAAGTCTGCAGCTTCCTTTGGATACGGAAATCTAGAATCAATTAATAAGATGGCGGCAGGTGGACTTGCTGCAAGATTTGATATTCCATCATATAATACTTCATCTGGAATGAAACAAGGTGGGTCAGAATCAAGCACTTCTAATGTTACTATTAATGCTACACTTAACTTTGGAGAATCTCCTAAGAACGGCAGAGAGCTTTGGAAAGAATTTAAGCAGATGGCTAAAGCAGAGGGTGCAAAAATTGGAGAGAACATCGTTATAGGGGGAAATAATTAATGGCAACTACAGTATATTTACCAGTAGGCTCACTTCTTTATATTGATACATCTGCTACAGACACCCCTACTTGGGCAAAACTTTCAGAGCACAATAGACAGCCAATGTCTATTAATCAAAACCGTTTTCAAAAAGTAACAAGAATGAGCAATGGAACACTTAGAAAGTTCTTTATTGCAGATAAAAGAGAATTTAGCACATCCTGGGAAATGCTACCATCATTTTCAAATATGACCGTAGATGCAGGATACGGAGCAATAGATTTAAAATCATATTTTGAAGGCACTAAGGGCCAGGGAGTTTTTAAACTTAAGATAGTATATGGTAAAAATCAAACAACACCATTTGCAGATAGAGAAGAAATATTTACGGTGTCTTTTACATCTTGCAGTTTTGAGGTAATAAAGAGAAACGTCAAGGATTCTTCAAGCGATCCAGCTCAAGAATTTTGGAATGTATCTATTGCAATGGAGCAGGTATAATGATTACCACAATTCCATCAAATAACAATACTGTTGTTCAAAATCTATTTAAGCAAAAATCTTCTGTTAAAATAAACACTGGATGTACAATAGAATACAACATGAACTCTATGCTTGATAACATTACCGTTACATATCCATCTACAATGGATCAATATTATGCCAAGTCAGCAGATGGCAAGATCAATACATATAAAAAACTTTTTCCAATTGATTCAATTATCAAGCCATTTAGACCGCTCTTCTCTGGAGTAAAGTATCTCATCTGGACAAAGCTACAAACAGATACTCCTGCAAATAGTTTTTATGCTCCAAGAACATTAATTTATCCACGAGCAACATCCCCACAAACAGACGGGTATGAGTCTGCCGTTACAACTTTGTACCCCAGACTTTATTACCCTGGGCTAACAACTTCATATAAGTATTGGGTAACACCAATAAATCAAAGCGCAGATTTAACCGTTAATTATTCTATTCTTTCTGCAACAATTAAAGAAGCTTCTTCTTCGGGCTCTGTTGTCACATACAAAACATTAAACAACCATGGATTCTCTTCAGGCCAAACAGTAACGATTACTGGTCTTTCAACATCTTCTTTTAATTTATCTTCAAGCGTAATTGCTTCTACTCCAAGCCCAACATCTTTTACTATTGCTTCGTCTGCCACGGGAGCGTGGGCAAGAGCGCAATCTGCAACAGCAACATTATCCGCAGCAACAAAGCCTGCTGTGTCAAATAAGATAGTTGCAAGATTTGAAAAAACTCATGCATTCCCAAGTAATTACACAATGACAATTACCTATTCAGATGCAACAACGGCAACCGTAGGCCCATCATCTGTAGACCTATCAGGACAAATTGTTTTGTACTACAACGGAACTACATGGACTTCAACAGAGCCAGCCTCTTATGCTACACCTAAATTAATTAAATCAATTAGGCTTCAAGCAACAAATCCAGGAGGCGGAAAAGTATTAGGGGTTATTGAGTTATCAGCAAGATGGATAAAAGATATATCCTCAGACATAGTTTCTCTTGATATTGAAAAAGAATCTTCTTCAAGCTCAGAGGAGATACTTCCTGTTGGAAAGATTACTGCAAACAGCCTAAGTATAGACATTGTTAAATATAATCAATCTGCACTTGAATACGTTTCATATAATAGAGAATCAAATTTTGATATAACAAAAACATACCTAGTTAAGAATGCAGAAATGAAGCCTTACTTTTCCGTGTACCACTCTGCAGGAACATATGGGTCGGCGGGAGATTTGTATGACAAGGTTCCACAAGGATCATTTTATATAGATTCCTGGGAAATAGCAGATACTGGCGAAGTGTCTTTAAATGCATTAGATGCCGCTAAATATCTAATGGATACAGTAGCACCAGATATTTTATGCGAAGCATACCCAGTAACCAGTATTATAAGAAGACTGCTAGACTCTATAGGATTCACAAGCTACGAAATTAGAACTGCATTAGATGACAAGTCTGTCCCTGTTATTAATTATTGGTGGACAAATGGTTCTAAAACAGTTTGGCAGGCCCTTCAAGAGTTATGCCGTGATATACAAATGAATGCTTTCTTTGATGAAAATAACATTTTGCAGTTTGCAAGCCGTGATTACATTTACAAGAAGACAGGCATAGACTGGGCATTTACTTATGATGCAGATGGAACGACGCTTCCAAATATAATTAATTTTAATAAGCAGGAAATCCCTTCTGCAAACCAAGTTAAAATTTTGTGGCAAAGCCAACTTACATCGAACTATGCTGGAAACTCGGGAGATTTGTGGACCGATGAGGTTTCGTACCTAAGTGCTGGAGGATTAAGATCAAGCATAGCAGCAGACACGTCACCAGAAAACACAATACTTGCAGTAGATGTAGAAACATTAGACGATTACAGTAATGCAACCTTGTATAATTTTGCGGGATATGTTATGATTGATTCAGAAATAATTGAGTACGATGCAATACAATATCAATATACACCTATAGGATCAACAACATCTCAAAACGTATGGGTTGAATCATCATCAGATGTAAATAAATTTAGATACCTGTCTAGACCAGGATATGACCTTGTGTCAAAGCAAACATTTTTTAGACCTACAGGTTTGTACCGTGTAAAGACAAGAGGAGCATTTGGAACCACACCAGCATATCACGCAGCCTCCGCCCTTACTGGTTTGGCTGACTGGTCTCAAAGAAAGGCGACGTGGGAGTAATGGGAGCATATAGAGAATATGAATCTTACATTCCCCTATCAACTACTAATATTGGTGCAATACCAGAAATAACTTTTATTTCAACTTCATCAATTTCCGTAAAAATTTCTAAAACAAATATGACGGTGGAACCAACAAGCTACTCTGTAACATACTATAAGATAGATTCAGCAGGAGCTATTGTTTCTGGCACTTCTCAAACCGTAACAAAAACTGAAAATCCGTTTACAATAAGTGGTCTTTCAACAAATCAATCTTATGGAATTTCTGTAAAAGCAAGCAACGGCAGCACGTTTGGCAACAGTGTATATAGGTCATTTGCAACCCCAATAGAATATAATGTGGCGGGGTATAAGGGTACAGTAGTAGATCCTAATAAAGCTGCAGCTGCAAAGTCATTTTTAAGAATGTCTAATAGCTCAAAAAGCCCAAAAGAATACTCTGTTGCCTATAGAACATTTAATGCAATATCATTGCCAACGTTTACAACATCGTATGCTGGGCTTCCCTCATATATTCAAGAAGCAATAAGATTAAACTCAACACGACATTACGCATTTGGCACAAAAATGTTTTTAGAGTCTACGATTGATAGAACAAGGCAGTCGGCTGGTCTTGGGTTTTTTGTAGACGGGCAAGGCAACGATGGGTATTATATTTTAATTGATAGTACAGAAACAGCGGGGGCGGTAAATAAAAAAGAAGTTAGAATATGCAAGGTAAAAGGCGGAGACATACGTGTATTAAATGATACTCAAAAAAATACGGTAACTAGCCTTAATGGAGTATACGGAGGAAGATCTTATGATATTGATGTTAAGGTTAAGGTTAATCTGTCAACAGTAAAAATCAGCGTATATATAAATGGATTTTTGATTTCTGCTACAGATAGCACTGGCGTATATGAAGATGACAATGGTAAAAGCTCTGTAAGCCAAATATTAAATCCGACAAAAACAATTGCCCTTGTATGCAAATATGGAGAGGCTATATTTGATTATGTGTATGGCACAGATATAGATGAAAAGAAATATAATGATTCTGAGTTTGTAAAAAATATGTATAGAGGATCTTTTTCTAATGATTATCTAGATATTGGATTTGGAGACATCATCTACAATAATTCTGTAGAAGAAGACAATGCCAACAAGCCAGTAGGCATAGATGAGTTTGGAACTTCAGTTAGAGAAATAAGAAAAGTATCTTTAAGATACAACAGTGCCCCAGCATACCCAATTAAATTTTCAACAGGTCTAAATACATCTGTTAAGATATTAGGATCACGAGTCAGCAACTTTGGTGGGGAGACCTATGTATTAAATAACAGCTCTGCCCTTACTCCATTAAATGATGAAAAAGCAGCAACATTTTATTTATACGGAGATACAATTGCCCCGTCGGGAACTCTAGAATATAGCTCAGATATTTTGTCAGAGTATATTAATCAAGAGCCCATTATATTTGAATCCTCTTGGCTACAAAACCTTTCGGACGTAGAAGCACTCGGAGCATGGATTAAAAATAATATTGTGAACAAAGGCAGATTAATTAATCTATCAGTATTTGGAAATCCATTTATTGCCGTTGGCGATATTGTATC